TGAGGATTTGTCATATGAGGAGGTAGATTGCGCCCATGGAGGTAGTGGTGCGGATAACCCAAATGAACCTGCAGGATCAGATTCATATTGACAGACTACATACTACACGTTATAATTGACTTGAAGGTTAATTCAACTTATGGCTAAAGGATTTACGGTTAAAGCAAAAGCACCCACAAAGAAAGCAGAGGAGTGGGACTATCAAGCAATTAAAGAAAGGATGCGAGGTAAGACTATTGTCTTCTGTCTTCCTGGAAGAGGGTGTTCATATATCTTTCTGAAGAACTTTGTACAACTGTGCTTTGATATGGTACAGAATGGTATGAGTATTCAGATTAGTCAAGATTATTCTTCAATGGTTAATTTTGCCCGCTGCAAGGTTCTTGGTGCAAATGTTCTGCGAGGACCCAAACAGATTCCCTGGGATGGCAAACTGGAATATGACTATCAACTGTGGATTGATAATGATATTGTCTTTGACACCAACAAGTTCTGGCAATTGTGTGACATGGCAATCTCAGCAGAAGGTGAAGAGAAGGAGATTGTAAGCGGTTGGTATGCTACTGAGGATGGACACACAACTTCTGTCGCACACTGGTTGGAAGAAGATGATTTCCGTAAGAATGGTGGAGTGATGAATCACGAAACTGTCGAATCCATTCAGAAGCGTAAGAAACCATTCACTGTTGACTATACAGGTTTTGGTTGGGTACTGATCAAGAAGGGTGTCTTTGAGAATCTTGAGTATCCCTGGTTTGCTCCTAAGATGCAAGTCTTTGAGAGCGGAAGTGTTCAAGACATGTGTGGTGAGGATGTCTCATTCTGTCTTGATGCCAAAGAAGAAGGCATGGATATCTGGTGTGATCCTCGCATTCGCGTTGGTCACGAAAAAACTCGCGTTATTTGAGGTAAATTATGGCAATCATGAAAGGCGGCGGATACGTTGAGGGTCGTCCCAAAAAATCTCGTCAAGGAAAAGGAAAGCATACGAAGTTGTCCGCGACTTCTCGTAATGGAGAAAAGAAAAGGTATCGCGGTCAAGGTAAATGAAAACCTAAATTTCCCTACATACCTTTGTATGGTTTGTTGGGGAAGCTCTTAAAATTTAATAGGGTAAATAGAGACAGATACAATGCTTTACAATGCCCTGTTTAATTGCAAACCTCCCCTCGTATGAAGTTTGGGTTAGAAAAGAATATCTCACAGATCATCAAAGCGGACATGGTGAATTCGTAAAAGGCGTCTGGGTATCGGTTAAGTCGATACCTGGGCGTGCTTTTTATTTTGAGACATATTTACCTGAATATGCAGCAATGTATGATAAATTGCCAATCAGCGCCTTTGTCTCGTCACCTGAACTACCAACACCTGATATGGAGTTACATAATCTCCAATTTTGGAATTGTATGGACTATGGTGTAACTGTGGTACAAAAACAATTTATTGGTAGTATGCACTATGAGTGTTATACAAGGGATTATGGTCCTCAAACTGGCACTTATATCTGCACAATTGATAATTATCACCAAGATCCTGATGCAGTTGACTATGCAACTAGTGAAAATCCATCAGAACACAAGTCTCATAACCTTGTTGAACTAGATAATGGGCAGTTTGCTCTTTATCCTAACAATAGGACTCGAATTTTTGATAATTCATTGACTCCTGAGGAACCAAAAATGCCAGATTTTAAGGTTTCAACCGTTTATTATCAAGTTGAAAACGGACATGATCGTGATGGACTCGGAAATGATGAAAATTATTTCTGGAAAACTGCAAAAGAACGTAAAAATAGCGAAGAAAATCCACCAATCGCAGAATTTTAAGAAAATGCACGATTTTTTAGATAATTTGGCAAATGATCAGTATCAAAAGATGCTAAGAGAGATTGCCAACGACGATCAAACGCCCAAAAAACGCGATTCTCGCCAAAATACTGAAATTTTTGAAAATGAAGAGGAGTACACTGTTATTCCACCTCAAACTTTGAACGAATTTTGATGAAATACCTTGATAAATAATACATAATTGCCGTATTTTTGTGCCTCTAGAACGGGTAAGTCAAGGATTTAAGGACATTAGTATGTCATTTAAGATTAACCCCTTAAATGACGACTTAATTGCGATTAAAAATGCAGGTGCTATATCCAGATCCATTAGAAATATCGTTTTTACTGTTCCTGGAGAGAAGTTTTTTCAAGAAGACTTTGGTTCTGACATAAGTCAATCATTATTTGAGAACTTTGATGATCTTACTGCCACAACAATACGTGATCAAATTGAATCTTCTATTGAGAGATTTGAATCAAGAGTAAATCTACGTAATGTAAAGGTGAATCCTGATTTTGACAAGAATCTTTTTAATGTCATTATTCTTTATGACATTATTGGAGCAGATATTCCACCACAAGAATTACAATTCGTCTTGCAGTCAAATAGATAAAAATGCCACTTGCAAATTTCTCTAACTTAGATTTCGATCAAGTTAAGACAACACTTAAAGACTATCTAAAGTCTAATTCAAATTTTACAGACTATGATTTTGAGGGGTCCAACCTTTCAACGATTCTTGATGTATTGGCATATAACACTTATATCTCCTCATATAATGCAAACATGGTTGCAAATGAGGTTTTCATTGACAGCGCGACTTTAAGAGAAAATATAGTTTCTTTAGCAAGAAATATCGGATATGTTCCAAGATCACGAAAGTCTGCTAGAGCAGTCGTAAGTTTTTCGGTAGATACTTCTAATATTACTCCTACACCAGCAACTTTAACCTTACATAAAGGGATAGTTGCTGTATCATCAGGATCATTTGGTAATGCTTCTAATAATTTTTGTATTTTAGATGATATTTCTGTTCCTGTATTCAATAATGTTGCAAACTTTAATGATATTTCAATCTATGAGGGAACTTTACTGAGTTCTAACTTTACATACAGCACTAGAGTTCCTAATCAAAAGTTTATTTTACCAAATACTGGTGTTGACACCTCTCTCATCTCTGTAACGGTCAAAAATAACGAAAATTCGTCTGCATCAGTAAAATATTCAAATCAAGATAGTTTATTTGATATTGGTGGAAATTCAAAAGTGTATTTCCTTCAAGAAATTTCTGATGAGAGATATGAACTTTTCTTTGGTGATAATATTTTTGGCAAAGCTTTAGAAGAAGGTAATTATATAACTGCAAACTATATTGTTAGTAATGGGGACACTGGAAATGGCGTGTCTTCATTTACATTCTCAGGTAGATTATCCTATACAAGGAATGATACCACTTATAATGTCACGGACGGTATATCCATCTTATTGACCGATTTACGCGCCTCTGGAGGCGATACAATCGAGTCTGTGGAGTCTATTCGTAGGTATGCCCCTAGGATCTATGCATCACAAAATAGGGCACTTACAGCAAATGATTATGAAACTTTGATTCCAGCAAGAATTTATCCAGAAACTGAATCAATATCTGTTTTTGGTGGTGAAGAGTTAGTGCCACCACAATATGGTAAAGTCTTCATAAGCATTAAACCAAGAGGCGGTGATTTTTTACCTAATATTATTAAACAGAATATAAAAAATAAATTAAAGAGATTTGCCGTTGCTGGTATTGTTCCTGAAATTTTAGATCTAAAATATCTTTATATTGAGGTTGATTCAAAAATTTATTATAATACAAACATAGCACCTTCATCGGCTCTTGTGTCTTCTTTGGTACAAAATAATTCTAATAAGTACGCCGAATCAGCAGAACTGAATAAGTATGGAGCAAGATTTAAATATAGTAAGTTTTTAAAAGTTGTTGATGATAGTCATGAATCTGTAACATCAAATATTACAACTCTTAGAATGAGAAGAGATTTAAGAGTGGTCCTTAATGGATTTGCGGAATATCAAATTGGTTTTGGTAATAGATTTCAAGTAAAAGATCCTGATGGTTTTAATATTAAAACCTCGGCATTTAGAATTGATGGTGTTCCTCAAGATGTATATCTCTCTGATCTTCCAAGACCAGATAGAGAATCGGGAACACTGTTCTTCTTTAGTTTACCTTCAATAGGATCACAGCAACCAACCATTATTAGAAGAAATGTTGGATTTATTGATTATGTCAATGGAGTCATCACTCTCAATCCAGTTAATATTCAAAGTGGACTTATTAAAGATGGTCAAACAATTATTGAAATAGAGGCGACTCCAAGTTCAAATGATGTTATCGGATTACAGGATCTTTATTTGCAACTAGATATAAGTAACAGTAATTTTGAGACTGTTGTGGATGAAATATCTTCGGGATTAGATCCTGCAGGTTCAAATTATATCGTATCCTCCAGTTATCCTAATGGAAACCTTGTGAGAGAAGGAGGAAGAGGATCTATTGTAAGATCCTCCACACCAACAACTTCAACATCATATACAAGTCCCACACAAACCTCAACAACTTCAACAGCAGCAGTGCCGACTACTTCCACTTCTACTTCTTCATCATCCGGTGGTTCGGGCACCGGTGGCGGCGGCGGTTACTAATTTAAGGATATAAAATGTCAGAAAAAAGAATTCAAATTAATTCCGTCGTCAAGAACCAAGTACCTCAATATGTGAGGGAAGATTTTCCTTTAGTAACTGAATTTTTAAAGCAATATTATGTCTCACAAGAATTTCAAGGTGCTCCGCTTGATTTGATTCAAAATATTGACAAATATGTAAAAATTGATGAATCCACTAACCTAACTTCAAATGTTGGACTGGGGACAGTTATAAGTGCGTATGAAAGCACAATTAAAATTGACTTAAGTAAATTTCCAACTGGAACAGATGGATTTCCTGATTCATATGGATTGTTAAAAATTGATAATGAAATTATCACTTACACTGGTAAAACAAGATCCTCTTTCACAGGTTGTGTAAGAGGGTTTAGTGGTATTACATCATACACCTCACCATCAAACCCAGAGGAATTAGTATTTGAAAGTAGTGTCGGTACGGCACATACTTTTGGTGCAAGAGTTGAAAATTTAAGTAATTTATTTCTCAAAAAGTTTTTATCAAAAACAAAAAATCAACTTTTACCTGGTCTTGAGGACAGACCATTTCATAGTAGATTAAATGAAAAGGTATTCATTAAACAATCCAAGGATTTTTATCTTAGCAAAGGCACTGATAAATCATTTGAAATTCTATTCAAAGCATTATATGCAGAAAATGCAAAAATAGTAAGACCTGGAGAATTCCTGTTCACACCTTCAAACGCACAATATCAAGTAACTAATGATTTAGTTGTGGAACCAATTACTGGAGATCCTAGTAATTTGGAACTAATGACTTTGTTCCAAGATGAATATGAGGATAATACACGAGCATATGCACCTATCAGTTCAGTAGAAGAGATTATAACTGGAACTGGTCAAACTTTTTATCGATTAAGTATTGATGCGGGATATAATAAAGATATACGAGTTGATGGAAGCACTTATGGCGCTTTTTCAATTCAACCGAAAACCAGAGTAATTGGCAATGCTGGAATTGGTCTGACGGTACTTGATGTAGATTCTACTGTTGGGTTTGCCACTAATGGAACTCTTAGAGTTACATTTGATGATAGCACTGTAGGAATCATCTCGTATAAATCGAAAACTATTACACAATTCTTTGATGTAGTAGGAATTGGTAAAACAATTCTTGATTCAACAATTGTCGGGGTGAATACATTTGCTCATGGTAAATCAAAAAATAATATTGATGAAACTATTGAAGTAAGAATTAATTCTGTAATTAATGATTGTGAGCATCCAGGTGCATATCAACAAGGAAGAAATGATACTATTCTTATAAAAACACTTGGTATTGGTGATACATCTTTCAAATATAAAAATTGGTATTATAATGTAGGGTCATCTTATGGTGTAGAATCGATTTCTCTACAAGATGCATCTGATAATTCTTATACCATAACTTTAAGAAAGGATCATTATTTTAGAGTAGGTGATAGACTTACTGTAAATGCGTCTGCAAGTGGCGAAAAACCTCTTTCGACCGTTACTAAAATTATAAACGAAAGATCTATATTAGTTAAAGGTCAAGGTAAATTAAACGAGTCAGAAACATTCACTGTTAATAGATCTCTTTTAAAAGCAGAATCAAATAATTTTCCTGGCGCTGCAGTTTACTCTGCTAACGTGCAGAATGTATATAAAGAAAAGTATAAAGATAATACTATTGTAGCATCATCATCTCTTCCGTTTTACAATGCAAATTCTTTGAATGCTGATTCGAGATCAGTTGTTTTCTCTGGAACGTATATTGGGGATGAATTTGAAATTATTTTAACAGGTGATCATGGATTTTACACGGGAGATGCACTTTATTATACTCCTGAAATTGTAGAACAATCAAGCACAAATAGACAGACAGGTATAACTTCAACTACTAATGTTTTGGGAACATCTCTCTTTGGTGGTAATAACGGTGGAGAAGGTCTTTATTTCGCTACAAGAGTTAGTGCAAGAAAGATTAAATTGTCAAGAAGTAGATCTGATATTTACAATAATAAATTTGTTACTTTAGAAAGTTCAACCCCAGTATCAAACAATAAGTTTGATCTTTATGATTTTAGACAAAGAGTTTTAGAAACACAAAAACTTTTTAGAAAGTTTTCATCACCGATTGAAGATGGAGTTGTAACTCCAACTAATCCTGGGTTCACTGGACTTCTTTTGAATGGAGTTGAAATTTTAAACTACAAATCAAAAGATGTTATTAAATATGGTGAAGTAAAGAGAATAGATGTTTTAAACAGTGGAGATGATTATGATGTAATTAATCCGCCAGTATTGCATGTTGAAGATTCTGTTGGAACAGGTGTTACAGGTAATGTATCTGTTTCAGGTTCGCTTCAAGAAATAAGAATTATAGATCCTGGGTTTGATTATGAGGAAACACCAAAGATTAAAATCACTGGGGGAAATGGTGATGGCGCTGAGGCAGTCGCTTCATTAAAAAAAGTAGAGCATAAAATTGCGTTTAATGCGGATCTTGCGACAAGAATAGGGTTAGGAACAACTGGGTCTCTGCCATCCACAATCGGATTTGGAACTTTCCATAAATTTAAAACTGGCGAAAAAATTCTTTACATTTCAGAGAATCAAACTGTAGTTGGAGGTCTGACTACAAATACATCTTATTTTGTTTCTCAAGTTGGTCTAACAACAATAAGATTGCATCCGACTCAAGCGGACGCCACATCAGGTATTAATACTATTGTTCTTACTTCTTTTGGATCTGGTGTACAGTTCATCAAAGCAATAAAAGATAAATCTATCCTTGAATCAATATCTGTTATTAACTCCGGCGAAAATTATGAGAATAAAAAAAGAAGTGTTTTTCCAGCAGGAATCAATACGGCATTAAATGTTGTTAATTCATTTAATCATGACTTCGATTCTGGTCAAATTGTAAAATATACTTGTGCCGGGACACCAGTTTCTGGATTAACAACAGATACTGAATATTATGTTACTAAAGTAGATGATAACAACTTTAAGTTGTCATCTGTTGGTGTCGCTACAGAAAAAAATATTTTTTACACAAGTAAGAGATATGTAGATCTAACGACGACCGGTGTAGGAACTCATTTCTTTAACTATCCAGATATAAATGTTTCTCTTGTTGGAAAAGTAGGATTAGCATCAACCGGTAACACTTCATTTGAAGCTTTAATACAACCTATTTTTAGAGGTCAGGTAACATCAGTTGATCTTACATCAAATGGCGTGGGATATGGTGTTTCTGAAGTTATAAACCTCGAAAGACTTCCTGTAGTGACTCTTGGGATCGGTTCAGATGCTCAATTAAAACCGATCATAAAAAATGGGTCGATTGATGAAGTTATTGTCGATAATCAAGGTTCTGGATATGTGTCTTTACCTGATTTAATTATCGACGGCGATGGAACGGGTGCCGTTTTAACACCGATCATTAAAACTGTAGGTTCAGGATCCACAGAGACTAAGGTTATTGATTATATTAAAGTTGTGTCTGGAGGTCAAAATTACACCCAAGATGCAACTGAAATATCAGTATTGTCTGCAGGTTCTGGAGCACAGTTCCTTCCGATTTTACAAGAGTGGAGAATCAATTTAGTTGAAAGATTTTTCAACACTGATAAAATTACCTCAGATGATGGATTTATATCAAGAGGAGTAAATGATGCCTATGGTCTCCAATATGCTCACCTGTACGCTCCTAGACCCCTTAGAGAGTCCCTTTCACCAAGTGATCAGTTTGGTAATACATTATTCAGAAAAAATGATATAGTCAAGGTCAACGGTATTGAAGTTGCTTCAAAGGATCATTCTCCTATTATTGGATATGCATATGATGGAAATCCAATTTATGGACCTTATGGATATTCTGGAAAAAATGGTGGGGTTGTCACTCAGTTAAAATCTGGATATAAAGAAGATGCTATTAATAAGCAACAGAGACCTCCAGTAAGTGTTTTTCCCGGCGGTTTCTTTATAGAAGACTTTACATATAAAGATGTAGTCGATGAGTCTGTTTTAGATAAAAATAACGGAAGATTCTGTGTTACACCAGAATTTCCAAAGGGAACGTATGCATATTTTGCCACTGTCGATGATTCCACTGCTCAGGGACAAGGTTCAATATTTGCTGGATATAAACTTCCCAAATTCCCATATATTTTAGGTGACGCATATCACTCAAAACCAGATGAATTTAATTTCAAATTCGATTCAAATCAAGATGCTTTTGATTTAAACAATTCTGATTTTTGTAGAAATACAACTCCGCACAATTTAATTGATGGAGTGGTATCATATCCGTACATTACAACGCCTAATAATCTATCACAATCTGTCGATGTATTGTCGGTTACTCCGGGTGTAGTCGAATCCATTGGAATTGACACTGGTGGTGATGGATATAAAGTGGGTGATACGGTTATATTTGACAACACGAACACTAATGGTTCGGGTGCTATCGCCAAAGTAGCAACTTTAAAGGGAAAGCAAGTTAATAGTGTTAGTGTCGCCACTAGTTCTATTAGGGGAGTTGAAATACTACCATCCTCTGCAAAAGGTGATTATATTCTTTTTGCAAATGATCCTCATAACTTCAAAAAGTTCAATAGGGTGTTAATTACTGGATTGTCCACAACTTCATCAAAGATTGGTGGGTCATATCCAGTTGGTGTTTCTTCAAACAGACTTACACTAGTTGGTGTTGGAACAACATCCACAGGCATTGGAACTGTTGGTTCAACTGGAATTGTGACGTATTTCAAGGTGACTGGTGATTTAAATTATCCTGCAATTAGAGAAAATGATATTCTTGGAATTGGAACTGAGAGAGTTAAAGTATTAAATGTTGATGTTCTTAATTCTAGAATTAGAGTTCTTCGTGGTATAAACGGTGTTGTCGGAGCATCACATACTGTTACTACAAAACTGCTTGAAGACCCAAGAAAACTTACGATTAATGCAGGGTTTAAAACGACATATGCACCAAGAAGAAATAGTCAAATTTATTTTGATCCCTCTGAAAGTGTTGGTTTGGGAACTGCCGTTGGTGTAGGTATTGGTTCTACTATTGTATTTTCTAATCCAGGAGCAGGACTGACTAGAATTGATATTCCCACAAAAGGAATTTACATTCCTCATCATGGTTTAGAAACTGGCGATCAATTAACGTATTCTCCTGGAAATGGAAGTGGAATTGAAGTATTGAATATTGTAGGTGCTGCATCAACTTTAACCGATAGTCAGACAGTATTTGCTGCTAAGATATCAAAAGATGTTATAGGTATCGCCACAGTTAAGGTTGGATTGGGAACCACTGGTTCATTCGTTGGGATTGCAACAACTCAAAGTAATGTTAGCACGTTATTCTTTACTGGATTTGGCACTGGTGTTTATCATAGTTTCAAAACTAATTTCTCTGTTATCACAGGGGAATTAAGAAGAAAAGAAGTCACTGTTCAAACAAAACAAGCACATGGTATTGAAGGAAATCATGAAATTATTATTGATGTAAATCCATCTATATCAACCACTGTAACTCTAAAATATAATGATTATAATAGAAGATTAGTTGCTAACCCCAAATCTTTTGTTGCATCCGGTATTAACACCACATCAAATACCATCACTATTTCTGGGCATGGATATGCCACTGGACAAAAAGTAATTCATACTGCATCCACTCCATCTGAGGGACTAACAGATAATGCAATTTACTATATTGTCAGAGTTGACGATGATTCATTTAAACTATCCGATACTAGATATGATTCAACTTTAGATAAACCTCAGGTAGTTGGCATCACTAGCGCATCATCTGGAACCATTAATTTAATTAATCCTAAGATTGATGTAATTAAAGATTCTACGGTTGAGTTTGATTTATCCGATTCTTCTTTAGCATATACTGCACAGGGTATAGGTTATCCTGCTTTCCAATTGAATTTCTATCTTGATAATCAACATACTAAGATTTGGAATACAAGTTTCACTAATAAAACGTTTGAGGTATCAAGATCTGGTAAAGTTGGTGTTGATGCAGACGCAAAAGTTACACTTACTGTAAATTCAGATATCCCTGAGCAAATTTATTATAAGTTTGATATCGTAGACGAAAGTGACGTGCCATTAGTAAAGAGTGGCATCGTTACAGATACTGATGTTATTTCTAATAATCAAATCAACGTTATAGAAAGTTTGTATAACGGGAGATTCCCTGTTTCAATCGCTGCAACTAATGCATTTAACTATTATATTGAAGAAACCCCTGAAAGGGTATCCTACGCAGGCACTATTTCCAAATTATCATATATTACCGATTGCACTCACACCGATGGTGCCATCAATTCCTTTACCGTTCAAAACGGTGGTGTTAATTATTTTTCTCTTCCAGGGATCAGCACGATAGTCGGAGTTGGAACCACAAATACTGGAAGTGGCGCAATCATTTCTGTTGGAAGCACGTCTATTGGTCAAATCAAAAAAACAATCATTAATGATATTGGATTTGACTTCCCATCAGACACTACATTAAAACCAAGCACAGCGATTCCTCAAATTGTAACAATTGAATCTTTAAATTCATTTGAGTCTATTGGAATAACTTCAAATGGAAGAGGATACACAGTAGCACCAAAACTAGTAGTTGTTGATGGTAAGACTAAAAAACATGTTAAAGATGTTGATATTGGATATTCAATAGGAGATTCTCAAGTTACAATCTTCAAAAACACCTTTGGTATTAATAATGTTTTGCCAAATATTATTCCAACATCAAACAGTAATGGTGTAGGTATTAGAACCGTTGGATTTAATACTGTTACTAAAGATGTCACGATTGGAATTGATACTGGATTTAGTTCTGGATCTACGTTCCCATTTGTTGTTGGTGACAAAGTTCTGATCGAAGGAGTTAGTATTGGTATTGGATCAACTGGTCTTGGATACAACTCTGAGGAGTTTGAGTATAAACTCTTTGAATTGACAGAGGTTGATGCAAATGTGGGTGGTTTAGGTTCTGTCACTTATAGCATGAGTGGGGATATTCCATCAGGATTAATTACTCCCGGATCATATGATGCTCCAAACTCTGTTGGTGCAAGAATTATACCACAGAGATTCTTCCCTAATTTTGATATAAGATTAAAGCAAAATAATTTCTTTGATGGTGAGACTGTAAGTAGCAAGTCTGCATCAGGAACTGTTGAGTTTTGGGATGCAAAATCCAATACATTGAGAATTTCATCAGTCGATAATTTTGAAACTAATGAGGTAATAAGGGGATCTACCTCAAGAACTGAGGGTGTTGCAACTGAAATAAGGTCATATGAATCTTATCTCAAGATGGGTGCGATATCTGAAGTATTGAGGGGTCATCAAAATGATTCGGGATTCCTTAATGCTAATATGCAAAGAGTTCAAGATAGTGATTACTATCAAACATTTGCTTATTCAATTAATTCAAGAATTCCTTTTGATACGTGGAATGATGTTGTTTCATCGACAAATCATACAATCGGATACAAAAAATTTGCAGATTATCAACTTGAGTCCACTGCATCAATAAATGTAGGTCTTGCAACTGATGTTTCATACTTTGATCAAATTAATGAACTTGTTGGAGTTGCAGATCTTAATTGTGTTTATGACTTTGACGTTGTAAGTGAAAACTTCTTAAACGTTGGTTCAAAAGTCTTATCAACTGAAATTAGATTTGCAAATAGAATCCTTCAAGACTTCCTTGAGTCTGTAGGAAACAGGGTTTTGTCTATCGATGACATTAGTAATCAATTTAATAGCAATCCTAGAGCAACCAAGTTTAGTATTGCCAACACATTCTCTCTGTCCTCTAGAAGGGCGATGAAGTATATTACTTATGTAAGAGATTCTCGCTTCACCGCACAACGTCAATTGATGATTGTTGATCTGATTCATGATGGATCTCGTGGATATATCAACCAATATGGTAGAGTTGAAAGCACTTATGATCAAGGTTCATTTGACTTTAGTATTTCTGGAAGTGATGGACAATTACAATTCTTCCCAACTAAGTTCTCGGTAAATGATTATCAGATTGCTGCAATATCTTATAATCTTGATGATAATTTATTGAGCACCGGTAGCACTTCAATCGGCGGTGTTACTTTAATTGAATCTGATAGCACAACTATTGGGGTTGGTGTTGGAACCACTGCAATTGTGAGTATTGCAAGCACTCACAACTCGGTTAAGGTGATGATTGAAATTACACCAGATGTCACTAATACAAGTGAGTTTGAATTTAATAATTTAAATGTTGTTCATAATGGAACTGATATTGAACTTCTTGAATATGGACAACTTAACACTTCACTTACAGGTGATGCTGATGTTGGACTTGGAACTTATAGTGCTGCGTTAGTCGGATCAAATCTTGAAATTAGATTCCATCCAAGATCTGGTGTTGGTATAGGAACTACAGGCGTAATTAATACTATTCAAGTTGGATTGACAACAGCAGGTATTACTGGTATCGGCACTGTCGATATGAAGCATGCCAGAATAGAGGGAAGAACTACAAGTATTGCTTCCTCAACTTCACCTGGTATTCATACAGTTGGATCTTATCCTGATACTTATGATGTTGCATATTTTGTTGCTCAAGTTGCAGATACTTCAAATAATCAATATCAAATGGCAGAGGTCATTGTTGTTGATGATTTTGTTTCTGGTGGAAGCACTCAAGAAACGTATGATACTGAATTTGGTGAGGTAGGAACATCAGTTGGTCTTGGAACTTTCGGAACGAGGGTCTCAGCTGCAGGAACCACAGAATTAATGTTCACACCTGCTGCCAGCATCAACACAGTTGTTAATGTTTATATGAACGCGATCAGACATGAAGATGATGCTAAGGATAACATTGACTTTACTAATGCTTTAATTGAATCTGGATTTGCCACTTATGAAGGAACAGAGAGAGACATTAAGAGATCATTTGAATTAAAGCATGAGACTGATTCAATTTTCGATAGATCTTTTGAGGGTAACGATTCTAATATTGTTAATACAACCACTAATACAATTACATTACCGAATCACTTCTTTGTGACGGGTGAAAAGATTGAGTATAACCATGCAGGTGCAGGAACATCACAAGCAATAGGCATTGCATCGACTTCATTTGTTGGTGTTGGAACTACATCTCTTCTTCCCGGTGATCTTTTTGTAGTCAAAATAAATGATGATGAAATAAAAATTGCGACAAGCGCACAAAATGCTCTTAAGTCAATTCCTGAAGTGGTTGATCTTACAAGTGTAGGTATAGGAACATCTCATAGATTTACTGCGGTGAATCAAAATGCCAAGGGATTGATTGCTCTTGATAATATGATTCAATCTCCTATTGTCTCAACTGCCGTGACTACGACCCTTGCAGATCAATTATTCTCAACGGACGATACTTTGAAACTAGCAGGAATCACCTCCATCAAAGGTAGTGATTTGTTGAAGATCGGTAGTGAGATTGTAAGAGTTGATGGTGTTGGTATCGGTAGCACAAAC